CAAGCGTCGTTATCCGTCAAATAGTGGTTGACGGTATAACCTTCGGGGATCGAACCGTTGTTCTTCAACGCGTTGATGTCGTTGTCAGCCGTAGACGTACGGAGTTCAGTCTCCAGAATACGGGTAGCAACGAATTGCAGCGAAGGAGGAACGATCAGTTTGCGAGGCTTCGCAGCGATCAACAGACCACGTTCATCCGTCCATGCAGCGATCTGAATAACGGCGGCTTCAAGAGAAGTCTCGTTCAGGTCGGCAGGGGTGGTAGGCGTGTTGCTGTTGGTGCCACCAGAAACCAGCGGGTGAGCCGTCGAGAACAGAGGCTGACCATCACCGCCCGGATAGGCAGAGTTGAAGCCGTTGTTCAGGTTGGCAGCAGCCTTGGTCTGCTTGGTGTACGCCATCGCACGAGCCAGAGCCTTGGTGTATCGGCTAGACAGAGAGTCGTAGAGGTTGTCCTCAATCGCCTCTTCAGTCAGGCTGAAGCCAAGAGCAATGGTTTCGTGGGTGTAGCGAGCCGTGAAGACTTCCTGCGCGTTATCGTAGGCAATCGCACTGCCTTCGTTCTTCACCGGAGCAGCGGAGAAGCCAGACAGTTTGGTTTCCTCTTCAAACGAACGTTCGGAGGTCTCGGTTTCGTAAATCTCCTTGTGCTCTTCGCCATAGGTGGCATATTCCATGCCAAATAGGGCGTTCAAGCCGGGGAGGAGTTCTTTAAGTAGTTGTGCGCGTGAAATAGCCATTTGTCACTCCTTATACGCCGTTCGGGTTGAGATACTGATGTCCACCCGCAACAGTTTGACCAGTGACGCTAGGAGCGTTCCACTTGCAAATCACTTCAGGATAACCCACAAAAGTCAGCGTCACAGTACCAGAAGCGGTAGCGTTGGCAGACAGGGTCAACGAAGTGCCCGAAATGGCGGAAACCGTAGTGCCAGCAGCAATGCCAGTACCAGAAATTTCCATATATTTCAGGATGTCAGCGTTAGTAGCAGACAGAGTTACTGCGGTGCTACTGTTGGTAGTAGTAGCAGTAGCAGTCGTCACAATCGCAGTATCAGGAACCACATCAACGATGCGGAGCGGCAGAGTGGCAGTAGTCGCAGGAGCGGAGACGCCAGCAGCAGAATCACCAGTGGTGGTGCTGCCAGTGTTGTCAACCATTTCAACGTTATTGCCAACGAAAGTGCGGGCCACAGCAGCAATTACAGTGGTGCCAGACACAATCGCAGCCTTAAACAGCGCATCCGGGTCATCTTGGACAAAAGCCACGATGTCGTTTGCAACTGTGTTTTGCGGATAGTACTGACGGAACACTTTACCGAACGTAGGATCGGTATAAGAGCAGCCAAGGAACACACCAACAGGGGTCATTGCGGCGTCGGGGGTGTCACGCTCCAGAGTACCCGAAGAAACCAATTTAACAGGGTCACCATAAAAGATAGCCGTGCCATAGTTGGAAGCGATGGGAATCTGACGAGTAGCACCAGCGAACACCTGACCGCCGATCAAATTGATCGGTAGAAGCCCGTAGGGCTTCGAGACGGTAGGATAAGCCATTTTGTTACCTCACAAAAAGTTATTTGCCAGAACCGAATGACGTTTTGGACTTCTTTTCAGCGAAAAGAGGCATCCTCGGGTCATTCTCTCTCATAAAGTTGTTGTCTACAGCGTCCATGTTGTCTTTGGTGATCTTAGCGTAGTAGTTACTGCGCTGGTCAACAAATTCAGCAGGCATCTTGCAAAGCAACAACCCGGCGACCTCAATATTGTCTTTAAAACGACTATTGGGATCGACTAGCAGTGAAAATTTGGGTTGCTCCTCAATTCGGACAGGCTCCCAACCTTCTCGTAGTTTTGACGAGATGTTGCGGGCATCAGCCTTATCGAGCATAGAAACCCTCACCCATCGGTACGCATAACCCGGCTGCTTATCTGGTTGCGGCAGGGTTTCGGGGCGCATCCACTGCTTTGGGCGCTCCGCCGTACTACGGGTGTCTAATTCGCGTGCAAGTCTGTTTTCAGCCATTTTAGTTCTCCAAAGTTTTTGCATATTCCCGGGCATACTGCTCGGGGGTTAATCCCAATTTTTTCGCAAGGTTTATTTGCGATTGTTTCAGCACAATCCGCTTGGAAGACGTGCTTCGGGATGCCGGAGCAACCACTGTGGCAGGCTTACTTTCTGTGCGCGTAACGGGCTTGCCGCCCCCGTTAGTCGTTTGTGTTTCATTCTCTGAAGTACCGAAGTACTCAGGGAATCGACGCCGCATTGTACTGTCAATACGACGCCAGTAATCATCGGTGCCGACATACTGTTTACCTTCTTCGCGTTCCAGTTTTTGATGGAAGCCAAGGGCCAAAGCAGTCATCTCTGGGTCCGTCCCCCACCAAGGATTGCGCTCTTGCCACGCAAGGGTCTTGGAATCTGGAGTCGGAACTTGCACCTTCTCAGGTACAGTATTTACCTCAATTTCTTGAGTTTGTAAAGGGGGTCGGTAATTATTTACTTGCTGCATCTTGAAAGACGCAGTATTAAATTTTTCCTGCGCTGCCATGATCTGGTCAGCATCCCCGGAGTCGTAAGCCTCTTTATAGGCTCGCTTCGCCATTTCCAACTCAAGTTCGACAGCGTTTTTAACCGTGTCAATATAGGACTGTTCGCCAGCAGTGAGTTGAGTCTTGAGGCGTTTATTCTCTTCGACAATACGCTGGGCAAGAGTTATTGCTTCTTGCTGCTCGCGTAGAGCCGCCTCTTTAGCACGACGCTCGTCATGCCAGACTTTCTTCATCTGCTTGAGACGAATCTTTACCTTTTCCGAGTAGTCCTCAAGTTCGTCTTGCTCTAGTTCATCAACGATTTCTTTCGGGAGTGGCTCACGGACGCGACCCGTTACTGGGTCACGATCCTCTTCAGGCGTATCGTCAACAATCTCGACTTCGGGTTCCTGTTGTGCGGGTTTACCCTTAGTTTCGACAGGTGGTTTGGCCTGTTCTTGACCTTCGATTTCAAACTCGAAATCGTCCTTTGCTTCTGGGGGTTTAGGTAGAGGCATGTGTCACTCCTTATTTGCGCGAAATGCCGCGAGGGTCTTGAACAACCCCCTCAACACTGTCGTCGTTGATGATGCGGAACTCTTGTCCGTGAATTTTTAGCCTTGTGCCTGCATGGGGACGGACCAAAATAAAGTCCCCCTCCTTGCACCAAGGGCCACTTGGAAAACGCTTTTCGTCCTTAAAGCAATCTGGACCCAACTTCACTACGAATAACACCGTAGTCAGAAGTTCTTCGTGCTGTAGCGTGATGTCGGCTTTGACAATCCCGCTTTCATACGTGTTCTCAATCTCTGGAATTGCGCAGAGAATGCGATAGCCGGAAGGTTGCGGCAGTTGCTTGGCCTTCTCTTCTGCCGTTTGGGGCAGCACGGTTGTGTTGTTTGGGTCAGTTGCGTCCTGCCCAATTAAAATTTCAGTCATCTGAGTTCTCCATCCTTTCTTTGGTTTCAAGCAGCATATTGTTGGCAATTAGCAGGCCACGGTACACACCGCACGCATGTTGATACGCGCCGTAGTCCTTGGCTTTACCTATTACCAAATCTTCTTCGATGAGTTTTTGCTCATCACGTATCTTTTTTGAGAGATACGTTAGAAGGTCATCACTCATTCATTCTCCTTCTTCGGTGGTTGCAAATCTTGTTTCGCCTCGCGGGCGAGTTCCATACCTATGCGCATACCCTCGGCTTGTTGTTTGGCTTTGTCGATACCAACCTTTGCGCCAATCTGGGCACCTGCGATTTCTTTCTGTGCAGCAATACGCTCTCGTTCGACAGCCAGTTGATCCTTTTTGGCGGCGGCGTCGATGACAAGTTTTTGCTTCTTGATCTCGGCTTCTTGTTGCTTGATCTGAAGTTCGGCTTGCTGCATTTGCACAATAGGGTCTTGTGCGGCTTGCATCGCCTGTTCCTGCGCAACCGAGGCTTTGTTCTTTTGGAGAACTTGCTGGGCAGCGGCAGCAGCCAGACGAGAGATTTGCACTTCGGTGTCTTCCGACATCTCGGAGTCCGGAGCGGGGTAAGGCACACCAGCAGCCTCTTCGATCTGTTTGCGATACTCGAAGGCAAGGTGTTCTTGGATGTGTGCAGCCAATGCTGCTTGGATAGTGCGAGCGTTCGGGCTTT